TATTACCATTTTCTATTTTAAAGCGTAAGAAAGGCACAGCGTGGTAAAACGCCCAATTAGGTAGCATATCTCCTACATAATCATCTAATAAAGTCTTATATGCTTCATTACCTACATTACCTATTGTACCTGCTGTAATTAAATCTTTTAGTTTTTGTGTAAGATCAGTACCTAGCTTAGTTTCTACATATAGCTTTTGTGCTTGTCTTACATAAGGCAATAATAAGTCTACATCTACGTTAAGGTTAATTGCTGTAGATTCTTTTAATTTCTCTTCTGATATAAATAATACGTATGACATAGTTTATCTTGGTTTTAAAAATCCTTTATTCTTCATTCTTTTAGGTGGTTTCGCTACTAGTATGTTATTCTTTTTAGCAGTAAACCCTTCACTTCTTGCCTTTGTATAGCCTATTAATTCTGCATCATCTATCTTAGTTGTTCTAGATTCTCCTATTGTAGTCTTGTATATTTGTCTTAACCAAAAATGCTCACAGTTTCCACCGCCCTTATATAGCCATACACTATATTTTAAAGCGCCTTTTTCACCCCAACCTATATTTCTATTTTGGTTTTTTGAATAGTAATAGTCATTAACAACCATATCAGACATTCTTAATATATCTTCTTTTCTATATAACTTCTTAGCAGCCATCATCTTCTTGCAAAATTCTCTATTTTGACCTGTTTTATTTACTAAAAAATTATCTTCTGTATATACATAACGTACTCTAAAATAATCGTAAGTCTTTTTAGAAACACCATCTTGTTCAGATTTTCTACTTGGTATTGCTCTACCTGTGCTTGTTGCTAATTCAATCTTTTCATTTGTAGCATCATTTAAAGCCTTTTCAAAGTCAAACTCTTCGTGTTCATCTACAACTTTTTCTTCTTCTATCAATTCCCAACCATCAGTTATATCTTCACCATATTCTTCTATAAATTGTTCTAGTTCTGTTTTGTCTGACAATCTATGTGGCTCTTCTTCTAAATTAGTACAACCACAAACACTTAGATTAGTTGCCTGATCGTGTGACTCGCAAGGCATATAATAAGTCTTACCATCTTGTGTATGTTCGTGTGAGCCACTACAACCAATTATTCTTGCTTCTGCTTCTGCTTCTTCTTTTGTGTCAAACAAAGGCAATTCTACGCCATCTGTAACCATACTACCAACTTTAGCAAAGTCTTCTCTTACTTCTATATCTAAAGGCTCTAATCCTAATTCTTCTCTAATTTCGTCTTCAGTCATTACAGCCTTTAGGTCTTCACTTGTAAATTTCACAGTAATAGGCTTTAACTGTACAAAGTTAACAGGCATATCCATATTATTAACTTTAAATATTTTTCTAAGAACTTTAACTATGTGGTCTTGGAATGGCTTTACTACTGTGTTTAGATAAAAGTTAGCAGCAGCGTTTAATTCGTCTACATTTGACCCTAATCCTGTATCGTTCTTAATACCCATTAGCATTGGAGACGTTACCCTGTGTCCTGTTAAGATATTTTGTACTAATAACTCTTGGAGTGCTAAATACTGTTTATCTGCGTCAGAAACGCTTATAGGAGTTATTTCTGGTGTTCTATTTCTATCGTCTGAGAACGTAAGTACAAACTTACCACTATTACTTGCTCCTGTAAACTTATCTGATAGGCTTTGCTCTATTTGGAATCTTTCTTCTTGTGTTGGTACACCATTTGCGAAACTTATAAAGTAACTACCTGCAAAACCGTTAGATATATTATTTAGATGAAACTCTGCTACTCTTTGGTCTACTAACGCCCAATTATTAGCCGCTATATAGTCAGGTGTGTGATATACGTTCATATTAGGAGAATATAAACCTGAATATAAAATCTGATTTGCTGATGTTCTATCATTAGCATTAAAAGCAGGTACTCTATAAGGCTTGTTAATTCTTGTATTTGCCCAATCACTAGAAATATAATATGCTTCTACTTTACCAAATTCATTAGGTCTTTCTGCTCTAACTTTCTCTACTCCTACGTGATATATTTCAGCAATCTGTGTTCTGTCCTTACTCCATACGATGTTAAGTGCGAATGCTCCTTGTAATTTAAAGTCAAATGCTACCTTTTTTAAGACTTCGTGTAGACTTTCACTACCATTAGCCCTATCCATAAAGTTCTGTAGTTTAACTCTTGCTTCTAGATCTCTATCATCTTCATCTTCTATTATAAGATTTTCACCTGCAATCATTTCTGCTGTAGCGTTGATAATGGCCGCTTGAGTAGACGAGTTGTAGTATAGGTCTATAATAAACTGTGGATAGAGATTTTTCCAATTCTCAGTACCATATTCTATATAGTCTTTTCCACGTACTTCTTGTACATCAGGCGCAGTTTCAGTTGCTAAGTTTATATTAAGTATATTTTCCATAAATTATTGTTTAAGGTACTACTGTTTCTATATCTGAACTTGTCATATTAGTCATTGTACCATCATTACTGTTAGTGCTTTGGTCTACTATTGTTGGGAATGCAGCAGTACCATTAGGATCACCCATACGCCACCAACCTACAAGATTAGACATACCTGTTAAGTCTGTAGGAGTACCACCATTATAAAGACTTGTAACGTCACTACCGGCTAACTTCTTATCCCATAGAGATACTTCGTCTATATTTCCACTCCATATTTTTCTTATAACTTCATCTTTTCCTATTAAAAAAGGAGCGGTACCATTACTCATAGCAGTATAGTTATTAGTTGATGCTGATGTAGAAAGTGCAGAGCCATTAACAAACATAGCCATACCCGATGTAGAACCATTACCTGCATAAGAAGCGACTACGTGAAACCAACTACCTGTAGTTATTGTTCCTGCACTTGCTGATGATATAGTAGCGTGGTCAGAACTACCACCTAAAGTATCATATAATATAAAATATAATGCTCCATTTGTAGCAACATAAAAAGTATATTCTTGTTGAGATGATTTGTTTTTACTAACAATTGGAAAATTTGTGAAACCAAAAGCACTTACCTTA